ATTTAAAATATTATGCATTTGATTGGGATGATAATATTCTTACAATGCCAACACAAATAATACTTCGTACAGAGGATAATGAAGAAGTTGGTATGTCAACTGAAGACTTTGCGGAATATCGTGTTAAGGTTGGAGTTGAACCTTTTGAATATAAGAAAAAAACTGTTGTAGGGTTTGCTGACGACCCGTTTAGGAACTTTGGGACTAAAGGTGACAAAAGATTCATCATTGACTCTATGATGGCAAAACCAGGTCCTGCATGGGATGATTTTGAAGAAGCGATTAATGGGGGTTCTATTTTTTCAATAGTTACCGCAAGGGGACACTCACCATTGGCTTTACGTAGAGCAATTGAAAATATGATTGAAACTAATTTTAAGGGAATATCTAAAAAAGAATTGGTTAAAAATTTAAGAAAATTTAGAAAGTTTGCGGGTGAGGAGGATATGAAGGATAAAGAACTTATAAATGCTTATATGGATATGAATAAGTATTACCCTGTAACATTCGGAGCCGGGTCAGCACAAAGTCCTGAGGTTGGTAAAGTTAGTGCTTTAAAAGAATTTCAACAATATGTGAAATATTTAGCTGGTAGATTAAATAAACCAGTAATGTTTAAAGATGATATTAGTAATAGATTCATACCTAAAATAGGTTTTTCAGATGATGATTTAAGAAATTTGGAAAAAGTTAAAGATGAATTATCTAAAGACCCGGAAAATATTATTCAAACAATATCAACACATGGAGGAGAAAAGAAATTATACTAATATTTATAAACTGGACTTATAGCAAGTTTGATTAAAAAAAAGTTTAAAGTAAATAGAAAAATATTTAGTTGACACTATTTATAATAAAATAAAAGAAAATTTAAAAACAAAATAATATGGCTGATTTACTGATGAAAATGCCTTTTCCATATGAACCCAAAAGGAAAAATAGGTTTATATTAAGATTTCCTTCTGAGTTGGGAATAAACGAATGGTTTGTTGAAAGTGCTTCAAGACCAAAAATGACAATTAAAAGTACTGAAATTCCTTTCTTAAATACAAAAAGATATGTTGCTGGTATGTACGAATGGGACCCTATTACAGTTAAATTACGTGACCCAATCGGACCTTCAGCAGCTCAAGCAATGATGGAATGGGTTCGTTTACATGCTGAATCTGTGACAGGTCGTATGGGATATGCTGCTGGTTATAAGAAAGACATTGAACTTGAAATGTTAGACCCAACAGGTGTTGTTATTGAAAAATGGTCTTTAATCCAATGTTTCTTAACTGGAGCTGATTTTGGTTCAGTTGCTTATAGTGATGACGGATTAGCTGATATACAAATTACACTTCGTCCTGACTATTGTGTATTACTTTACTAATACTACTATAAAAATTATACTAAGACCCACAGAAATGTGGGTTTTTTTGTTTACAAACAAATAAAATATAATATGTTATAAACAAAAACAAATTTATGGAAGAACAAAATGTTAATCAGATGAGTTTTAATTTACCACATGATGTTATTACATTACCAAGTGGGGGTAGATTTTACAAAAACAAAAAAAAGTCAGTAAAAGTTGGTTTTTTAACTGCCTCAGATGAAAACATTTTGGCAAACGCTTCCAATATGTCGGGCGACCAAGTAATACAACAGTTAATTAGGGCTAAAGTTTATGAACCTGATTTGAAGGTTGATGATATGTTAGAGGGTGATATTGAAGCAATTTTAGTTTTTTTAAGAAATACGGCATTTGGTCCTGAATATACTGTTAATTTAACAGACCCTGAAACGGGTAATAAATTTGAATCAACTTTTTCTTTAGAGGAATTAAATTTTTCTAAACCTGAAGTTGAACCTGATGAAAATGGGTTATATAGTGTTACATTACCAAAAAGTAATAAAAATGTTAAATTAAAATTATTAACTTTTGGTGACAAAAGAGAATTGTCTGAAAGAGAAAATTCTTACCCAAAAAATATGGTTGCTCCGATAGTAACTTGGAGACTTTCAAAACAAATTATTAGTTTAGATGGTAGTGAAGATAAGACTGAGATTGTTAAATTTATAGAGAAAATGCCAATCATGGATTCTAAATTTATTACTAGTTTTGTAAACAAAAATCAACCGTCATTAGACTTAATCAAAGAAATTATAGCCCCATCTGGAAAAAGTGTACTCACTCGAGTTACCTTTGGGGCGGAGTTTTTTCGTCCTTTCTTCTGATTATACCAAACATCTTTTAGACCAATATCTTTTATTGAGTAGGTTTTTACATATTCCTTATTCGGATTTTATGTTAATTCCTACGTCTCATCGTACTTATTTGGTTAATACTGTTATAGAAATGAATACTCCTAAAAGTTAGACCTAAAGTATTTATTAATAAAACACAATTATGTTTATTCCAGACGATGCTTCAAAAAAAATTGCCTTAGACCCTCAGGACACCGCACTCATAGGTGCTAATATGCTTGAGTTGGCTGCGAATATTAGTCAGGTACAAAAACCAGCACTTGATTTAATAAAAAGTTTTGATGAAGTTAATTTAAGAATTGCTCAAGCGGATAAAGGAGCGTTTTCCTTAGTTGGAAAAATGGGATTAAATGAAAAGGCAGCTATAAACCTTAAAAGAACTTTTGGTGAGGCGTATAATGAATTAGGTTTAATTGGTGCTGATTTTGGAACATTTGTTAAAACACAGGAAGATTTTAATACCGCAACTTCTCGTAATGTTATTTTAACTAAAGAAAATTTAAACGATTTAATTTCTACTAATAAAGTTACAGGAGTTGCTGCTGGAACTTTGTTAACCAATTTTCAAAATGCTGGTTTTTCAATGTCACAGATTACTAAAAATATGGAGAAAGTGGTTACACTTTCTTCAAGTATGGGGGTTAATAGTCAGGTCGTATCTAAATTGGTAACCGATAATTTAGAAAAATTAAATAAGTTTGGTTTTGGTAATGGTGTTGAAGGTTTGGCAAAAATGGCAACAAAGGCAGCATCATTAAGAATGGATATGACTTCAGCTTTTAAAGTTGCTGGTGATATATTTGACAGAGGTCCTGAGGCCGCAATTGAAATTTCAGCAACCTTACAAAGAATGGGTGCAACATCAGGAGCATTATTAGACCCACTTAAATTAATGGACTTGGCTCAAAATAACGTTCCTGAGTTACAAAATCAACTTGTTGAATTATCAAAACAGTATACCGTATTTAACGAAGATACAAAACAGTTTGAAATTATGCCTGGGGCTAGAAAGCAATTGAGTGAGGTTGCTAAGTCTATGGGTTTGACTTATGAGGAATTTGCAAAAATGTCTTTGGAAAGTTCCAAAATGGAGAAAAAACTTTCTGAAATTGATTTTAGTAAGTTTGATAAGAGTTTAACTGAAGAACAGAAAAGTTTGATTACAAACATGGCAGAAATGAATGAGAGTGGTGAATATGTTGTTAAAGTTAAAGACGCAAAGGGTGTTGAAATTGAAAAAGCTATAAATAAATTAGACCAAGGTGATTTATTACAACTACAACAACAAACTTTGACCGATGGTGAAAAAATGTATGATATTGCTAAACAAAATTTAAGTCAATTAGAAAGAATAGGTAATTTACAAGAAACTTTTGGTAATTCTTTAAGCACCATGTTGGCAACAGGTGAATATGGGAATGTTATTTTACAAACATTAGCAACTGGTAACGAAAAATTATACGGAGTAAATGACGCAGCAAAAAACGAAACATTAAAACTTCTTAGTATAAATAATGCCGCCATGAATGAAAATAATAAAGAATTGGCTACCGCAACTAAAGGTATGTTTGAAAAAGCTCAATCTGGTGATTTGAAAGGAGCGTTAGGGGATATGAAAACAGTTGGCCAAAAAAGTTTTGATATTGGAAAACAAGGTTTGGGAGCAGCATATGCGGATAAAACTGTTACTCAAGTTATGACTGATGCCGCAATTGGAGTCTTGACAAAAACCGGTGTAAATTTAGTGAATACATTTAAAGAATATTTAACAGGTAAAAAAGGACTAGATGACTTTTTTAAGGCTGATGACATCGCAATTACCGCGGACGGAATGCACTACTCGTTAGATAAAGGTGATATGTTAATGGCACTTAACCAAGAAAAATTAGCATCCGCAATCGGAGCATCATCACCCTCACCAATATTACCAACTGCGGTTGAAAATAATTACGCTTCTAATGAAGTAAAAAAAGAATCAACTCCAAAAGAACTTAATGTGAATATAAACTTTACACATGAGTCTAAAGGTGCTGATATAAATGTTGCACAAGAGTTTTCAAAAAGTTTAAGAGATAATACGGCATTACAACAACAAATAACTCAAACAATTACTCAAACTCTTACAAATTACGGTTTAACTGCCTGATAAAATCTGTTTCATTCTATTTATTATAAAAAGATTTGATGCAAGAAAATATTCTTTCTTTTAACGGTTCGG